TATCACCTTTAATAGCTAAACGTACATCCCAATATGTTGTATCTAAGTTAACTGTAAAGTTGAAGTTACCTGAGTTGTTAGTTGTATATGTTGAATGTTGTGTCCATGTAGAACCGCCTGCAGGACGCGTTTCTAATGCTAATGACAAGTTTTTAGCACCCGTACCAGTTACGTTAGTAAATGTCCCTGCAAATGTAAATGTAGGTAAAATGAAGTTACCGCCATAGTTATGCAAATTCAACGTAGTATCCATACCTGCACCAGTTGCTGCATATTGTTGGAAGGTTTGCGTTCCCGTCCAAGTCATAGGCGTAATTGATACTAAGTTATTAAATACTGCAGGCCCAGCGTGAGTGAAAGTAATTGCAAAACGCTCGCCGTTTGCTAATGTATACGTAGCCGATGCACCTGTATATACCAATGTAATAGTAATATATCCATTAGCTGCATTAGTTACGTATTGCATATCCAAGTTCGTAGTTGAACCAATCAATGCAACTGTTGCATTTGTAAATGCAATTTTGTCATAAAATACACGAAACTGGGTTGCAGTGTATTTCGTTAATGTTGTGTTCTGCAAAGTAATATTTGCAGTTGTTGTTCCTTGCGATGTTGGCCCTACTTGATATTCTGCATGAATTAATCCATAAATACCATTGCCTGGTGCGGCAGGTGCTTGGGCAAATAAGGTAACTGATGTAAGTAATGTAACAGCAAGGAGGGTTAATAAACTTGTTAGTTTTTTCATTCGTTCTCTCCTTTTTAATGTTCAATAATAAATATCAAACTTAGAGAATAAAACTACTTAGTTTCTAACATGGTACTAATACGCTTTTTTGCTTTTTCACCTAATGGAATAGAATTACCACCTTCATCAATTTGCACAAAGGTAATATGTGTTTTTAATACGAGATCTTGTTTGCCTGTATATACATTATGAGCTCGGGCTTCCATATAAAGTGTCATGGATGTATTGCCAACTCGAGTTGGTCGTGCATATATCTTTAATAGTTGTGATTCCTTTGCTGGACGTTCGAAATTACATTGATCAATTGATACCGTTACCATACGGGGCGTATCGCATAATTGCATAGCGTATCCTGCGGCGGAAGAGTCAATCCATTTTAAAAGTGCGCCTCCAAAAAGATTGCCATGGAAGCCTAGGTCTGATTTTTTAATTGGATGTGTTGATATTAAGTCCATAACCATTTATAAGATTTTTCTTGTTTAATTCGGGTACATGATTCTGCGCCAATGCCATATAGTTTTTCAATTTGTTTATATGGTACTCCGTCATTAATTAATTGCTTAACATGTAAAATGATTTCATCTGAATATTTAGCATTTAATTTACCTAACTTAATCTTTGTACTTTCAGATTTAGGTTTATCTTTTAATGCAACTGATACTTTTTTATTTCGATCATTTAAAACATCTTTATCAGCATTTTTATAATAATTTAATATTCCTATTCTACGTGCTTCTATTGCCTCCGGTGTTTGTTTTCGTCCTTTTAATTTCATTCCGGACTTTACTCCAACTTCTTTTGGTCGTTTTCTACCCGTAAGTGTATTTCGTATTTTATTTTTTGTTTCATATGATGATCTCGAAGTTATTGCAGCATCAGACCATCCTCCAAATCCACCTTTTGTTAAATTATAATAATCTGAACTATTAATTGCGTTATATTTATCAATTAAGTATTCTTCATATAAACGAGCATCAGTTTCATTATCAAATTCTTTAATAATAGTTTTCAAAAAATTTTCTTTACCGTATTTTTTTATAGCAGCATTTAGAATTTTACCTGACCCTAAGTATGATTTAGATTTATTTGGTTCTTTAGAACAATAACCAATATACTTACAATTTGTAATTAGGTTATGAGTTTCGTATACATACGGCATAACATTCCTTTTATATAAATATCAGCTTACCACCTAAATCTTAATTGCTTAAGGGAAAATTAATTCTAGGATGCGATTCATATCCATCTACATAAAAGTCAGTTGGCCTAAGATCTTGTTGGTCGAATACTCCTGCATCCGGATTCCAAAATTCATCATTAATAACTAATTTACCTAGAGACATTGGTATGCGAGTAAGTTGTTCTTTCACCCCATCTATTTGATTGTTATAGATATGACAATCTCCTAAGTTTCCAATTAATTCATCAGCAACCATATTTGTTTCTTTTGCCAATAACTCTAATAAGAGAGCATAAGATGCAATATTGAAAGGTAATCCTAATGGTGTATCTACACTGCGTTGATTCCACATTAAAGAGATTGCTCGTTTAGGGATATTAACATCATCACATACTTTATGCATCTCTACATCAGCATCAACTGTTGTATAATCACCTTCTTTAATCATATCATATAACCTAGTACTACCATTACTACCCAATGCTGTTCTTTCTTTAGCACTCAACTCTCTTGTATAAACTTGAAATCCATAATGACAAGGCGGAAGAATCATTTGATGTAATTCACCTACATTCCAAGCTGAAACCATTAATCGTCTAGAGTCTGGGTTTGTTTTGAGTGATTGGCTAAGGATTTTAATTTGATCTATTGGTCCAAAATAACCATTCACTTCAGGAAAATTCCAACTTCTCCATTGCTTACCATAAATTGGTCCTAATTCACCCCACTGCTTAGCAAAATCATTATCGTTTTTAATTCGATCAATGAATCCTTCTTTACTTAGAATATTGTAATCAGTTGAGTCCTTAAGAATACCCTCGTCAGTAGCTTTGTCAATTGACAACTTAACTGTCTTTTCGTAATTCTTATAAGCATCGCCATCCCAGATATTACAACCATTGTCAACTAAGTATTTGATGTTTGTATCGCCACGAAGAAACCATAACAATTCAGTTACGATACTTTTCCAGGCCATTTTCTTAGTTGTAAGTAAAGGAAAACCTAAACTCATATCATGACGAATCTGCCTTCCAAATACAGAACGAGTACCGGTACCGGTTCTATCTGTTTTTTCTACTCCTTTAACCATTATATCGTTAAGTAGTTTAAGGTAATCGTGTTCTATGTTATTCATAATTCCTTGTAAAATGATATACCAAAGTCCCAAGCTAAAAAGCTGATACTTAGAACTGAGAATCGATTTCTTTCAAATTTATTATTAGTTATGAATATAGTAGGTATCAATGCTAATTGTTTGAAATGATCGCCCCATACTGTATGTAAATAAAATTTAATCTTCATCGTGAGTTATGTATTTAATCAATTGGTACATTATCCAACCTAATTCTATAATCCAGGCACTAATCAATACTATCGCCGTCCAATTCATATTCAGCATCTTTTATAGTTTCACAAAACATAAAGTGAGTTTCATTTCTTAATACGTGATCACATTCACGCCATTGCATATACATTTGTACATATTCCATATTTGGAGCTTCACCTAGGATTTTTCCAAAATAACTAATTGGTTTTTGATCTTTAATGATATATGCATTATCTCCGTGACGATATACCGATCTCATTTCACCCATTCATTTATTGATGTAATGATTGCATCTGAAATTTGTAACTTAGGATTTTCCTTCATCATTTTCAATGCATATGTTACTATCTCAACTTCGCATCCTAAATCGCGTGCTTCATTGAGTACGTGTTCTACAATGTCCAAGGACCGGTGAATATCTTCCACCGGCCCAATTTGGAAATTATGTTTTGCGAATCTTTTCATTACATCATTGGCATTGGAGCTTCTTCTTCTTTAGAAGGCTCATCTACAATTACACATTCTGTCATCAAAATCATTGAAGCAATTGATACTGCATTTTCAACTGCCGTTCTGGTTACTTTGGTTGGATCTACAATACCCATTTCAATCATATCGCCATACTCATTCGTACGAGCATTATATCCATGTGCTGCTTGACCTTCTTTTACAAAGTGAACTACTACATCACCATTCCCGCCAGCATTACTAACAATTTGATATAATGGAGCTTCTAATGCTTTTTTAACAATGTCAACACCTAAACGTTCATCTTCATTTACCGAATCAATTGTTAACTTTTCAATAGCTCGAATCAAAGCAACGCCGCCGCCCGGAACGATACCTTCTTCAACTGCAGCTCGAGTTGCTGCCAGAGCATCGTCAACTCGGTCTTTCTTTTCTTTCATTTCAGTTTCAGTTGCTGCACCAATATATAATACTGCAACGCCTCCGGCCAACTTTGCTAAACGCTCTTGAAGTTTTTCTTTTTCATAATCAGAAGTTGTATTTTCAATTTCAACTCGGATCTGTTCAATGCGTTTTGCTACTGCATCTGCTTCACCAAAGCCATTGATGATAGTTGTCTTATCTTTGCTAATGTCAACCTTTTCGCACGTGCCTAACACATCTGTATTAACTTCGGATAATCTATATCCAGTCTCTTCTGAGACAACAGTACCGCCCGTTAAAATAGCCAAATCTTCAAGCATTGCTTTACGTTTATCTCCAAAGCCTGGAGCTTTAACTGCTGCAATTTTCAATGCACCTCTGATGCGGTTAACAACTAATGTACCTAATGCATCACCATCAACATCATCTGCAATAATCAATAATCCTTTTCCGGTTTGAACTACTGGTTCTAGGATAGGGAGTAACTCTTTCATTGAAGATACTTTACCATCAACTAACAAGATATACGGATCATCCATTTCTACTGTCATCTTTTCTTGATTAGTTACAAAGTAAGGAGAAAGATAACCTCTATCAAACTGCATACCTTCTACTGTCTTGATTTCAGTTTCTGTACCCTTAGCTTCCTCAACGGTAATAACACCATCTCGACCAACTACTCGAATTGCCTCTGCAATAAGTGAACCAATTGATTCATCATTGTTTGCAGAAATTGTTGCAACTTGTTTTACTTTCTCAACATCAACGCCTACTTCTTGTGACATTGATTTGAGATTAGCAATCACAGCACTAGATGCTTTATCCATTCCTCGTTTTAAATCAATTGGATTTGCTCCTGCTGCAACACTCTTAAGACCTGCTGTGACAAGTGACTGAGCCAATACAGTTGCCGTAGTTGTGCCATCGCCTGCATTGTCTGCTGTCTTAGATGCAACTTCTTTAACCATTTGTGCACCAAGATTTTCAATTGGATCTTTTAGTGTTACTTCTTTAGCTACACTTACACCATCTTTTGTTACATGGGGTACACCGAATGATTTGCCGATTACTACATTGCGACCTTTAGGTCCTAATGTGACTTTAACTGCGTCTGCTAACGCATCTACTCCCGCTTTCAATTTAGCACGAGCATCTGAATTAAATTCAATTTGTTTTGCCATAACTTTACTTATCCTTTTTTATAACTTTATTTTAATATAAATATTCATTTAGCAATTTCCAAGAACTTTGTGTTCAATGTTCTAGATACTTGCAACATATTTGATGGATCAATAAACTCCGAATCTGGTCCGTACATTCTTTGAAACTCATCTCGGCAGCTACCATAATACTCACCATTATATGTAATGAAATAACTTATGATATTGATACCAGATTCGCGGAAATTATTAATAATTCGACGAGTAAATTCAACGCCATTGAAATTGTAAGCACTACCTGTCATTGTAGTCGGTGCACCATCTGAGTAATTAACAAAGATACACTCATCGCCTTTTGCGTCTGCTTTGATGTACTTCTCAATACTCTTGAAAGCTACTCCTTCTGGAGTGCAACCAAAGGTATCCAAGTAACGGAACATGTTGCGAATCTTACTCATCTTATCCTTTGCAGAGTCATAAGCATATACAGTTACACAACGTTCTTTGTTACTAACCGTTGCAGTACCTCGGAATGAAATCTGCACTCGGATACCTGTCGTCATTGAAGCTGCTTGTGCAACTGCTACTGCTGAGGTAATTGCATTATGAAACTTCTGACCATCCATTGAGCCTGATGCATCAATCGAAATGTGAATAAAATAATTTTTATAACGATCTGTTACGATGCGATGAAATACATTTGCATTATCATATCCAAGTTGAGAAATCAATCTGCGATCAATCTTACCAGACTCTAAACGAGTACTTTTCAAACTGCGATCGGCATTACGAAGCTGAAGCTTCTTGCCAAGTTGCTTGCCTAACACAATACCACGATCCGTTGCTTGTTGAGTTCTAACAATACTTTTTACATAATATGAATCTTTTGCAACATCTTTTTCATATTCACGCTTATTATTTAGATATTCGCCGGCAGTGTGCCCGAAAATATTTGGCATTGCAATAATAATCGCAGGAGTTAATTTGCGGACAACAATTGTATCAATGATATCTGCGGTACCGCCACCTGTTGCAACAGGTACTGTCTCGGTGCCTGACTCTTGAATAGCTTTTACAATGCTAGCTTGAGCATTGGTAAGACGACCTGTTTTTTTCATATCACCTTTAAGGAACTTGCGTTGTGCATCCATGGCTTTGTCAAGTTTCTTTTGATCTGATTCTGATAGCGTTGACGCCCCTTTGGTATCAATATCGCCGTCTGTCATTTCATCATCAGATTCATTTGACTCACTACCAGTGCCTTCTTCACTTTCAGTGCCATTAGATCCATTACCTTGTGGACTTTCGCCATCGGTTGATGCATCCGTTGTGGTTTGATTAGGTGCATTTTCGATTGCTGTCTTAACTTTTAAGTAAATGTCAATAGCAACATTCAAAGCATCTTCGGTAGATTTAAGACGGCTGATATTTTTTAAGTCAATCGTATTCCAAATATCTCGCAATGCTGTCAATACATCCAAATTGCGATTAGGATTAGTAAAATTAATGATGTGGAAGAAATAATCATCCCATGTCTCTTGAGACTTCTCACCGTTACGAAGAGCTTTGTCAATAATCTTATCATTAAAATAAGTATCGTACATTGCTTCATAATACATACGGTAACCTGGAGCTGTGGTGTAAATATGAAAGTCGATGCGGCGATCTTCAACCCAATTCAAAAGATCTTTGATGAGACCAAAATCTTCATTGGTCATTGTCATGTCCGGGTCAATACCACGGAACTGGCATATTGATGCCATCTTTGTTAGAGTCAATGCCGCTGCATATCCACCATCTGTTCTTCGGAACATTGAAAAGTCTGTGAGTGCAATATGCGAACCTTCATGCAATGCTAATCCAACTGCAGGGTCAAAATTCTTACCATCAAGTTTAGTACCAATAACAACCTTCTCACCGTCAGTATAACTATTATCGCTACTTTGGAATACTACTGGAATTGGTTTACCGGTGACAATATTTACAAAGTTACCAATTGCTCGTTGCGTTGCTGCTAACTTGGTATAGTCAATACCCATCTCCGATTTGAACTCTGTATCAAAATCGTCATTTAACCAAAAGCTAGATGCTTGGGTATTTTTATACTTACCTCCGACAAATTTATTGATAATGCTACTCATAACTCTTTATTTTCTATATTATATGAAATTAATTGGAATAATCCAACCAGAATGTAAAAAAAGGCGACATTTCTGCCGCCTCTTTCGAGTTATGAAAAATTTAGAAAGGCATATCTTCTTGTGAAACTTCTACCTCTCCGGTGTTAAAGATATCATTCATCTCAGTAGCCATATGCTTCTGGATAATTTGTTTAACAAACGTCCTTTCAGAATCCGTACCACCTGATGCATCAAAGAAAGGAAGGATTGCTACTTCAGCCGCTTCTGTAAGCGAGAAGCCATCTGCTAACAATTCACACAATCTAACTGTCATACGAGTTGATACCATTGTGGTAAGTTTACCATCTTCTGATCTCCATTCTTTTCTCGTTGCATCTGCAATATCAGCAACTGCGTGGATAAGAGCTTCAGAGACATCACCTTTAAAGCGACGAGTTAACAATTCTTCTTCTTGAGACAAAGAAAGAATATCAACTTCAATAATCTCAAAACGATCCATCAATGCTCGGTCCAATACTCTTGTAGATGTATACTCCGTACCAATGTTTGCTGTAGCAATAAAGGATACTCCTGGGGCAACATAAATCGTAGGAGCATTGATATCTTCATCTAATCTAAGATAACGTTGTCCTTCATCTAACACTGTCATCAAGATATTCCATGCTTCTGGATGCGCACGAGACAACTCATCTAAAAGGATAACTGCATTTTCGGTTTGAATTGCTTTCACAAATGCAGACTCATCAAATGTTGTCTGGCCATCTTTAAAGTGAGTGTTACCAATAAGAGTTGCTCTAGGATCTTGAGTTGCACCTAAGTTAAAATAAAAGAAAGGACGATTGGTTGCTTTAGGCAAATCCTTTGCTGCTTGTGTCTTACCACAACCTGCAGGACCAACCATCATGATATTTTTACCACGAACTGCTGAGCGAACAAGATACTTCCATTTAACATCAGACATTTCTAATGTCGAAGGCTTGATCTTATGAGCATTCTGAATAAGTTGCATTACTGGATCAAGTTCTTTTTTCACTGCTGATTCTGTTTGTGGTTTAGGTAAATCTTCTAATTCGATGCCTTGCTTACTCATTCGCTTGGCTCTACCCGTCGATTCATCAAATAAAAGGATTTCATCATTATTAAATGCGTGCTGGATCATGATAGGACGGAACAAATTCGTAATATCATTATCAGTACCAAATTCGATGATTACATGTTTGCCATTGACTATGGTTGGCACTCCAATTTTCTTGTTTTTCATAACTCTTTATTTTCTATATTATATGAAATAAGAGTTAAGAATCCAACCTTTCATCAGATTTTTTATGTTTTTTCTTGCGATTGTAAGATTTTTTGTTCTTATGCACCGCAGGACGCGTTGCCTGCCAAATTTCTTGCATAGTTACTTCAATCTTTTCCATGACATTAATATATGAAAAAAGATACAAAGATCCAAATTACCACTTACGGCAAGACCAATATCTAGCAGATGTTCTATCTTTGGCAGTATGACATTTGTGTCTAG